CGTAAGATCCTGGAAGACGAAGAGATTGTAAAGGTCGCACAAAATCAATTATATGATGTGTCTTGGCTTGCCCACAAACAAAAGATTCACGTTAATGGTACGATACACGATACCATGCATGCCCAACATTCATTGCAACCAGAACAAGAAAAAGGTTTAGGTTTCTTAGGCTCGATTTACACAAATGAGAGTGCTTGGAAAACCCTAGCCAAGTTTTCAAAGAGTACCAAAGCAGATGAATAGGAAACATGAAACGTTCAGAGTTATTCTCGGTAAAGCCAATGCCAGAGGATTCAAAAGATATAGAGAACTACTACAATTTATGGCGAGCAGTTCTTGACCAAGCCGTCCAAGATTATTCTTACACAGGAAAATCAGAGGAAGGTTTAAAGTATAAAAAAGAAGTGGAGAAATGGTTGAACTATAAGTACGAAAGTTTTAAAGACGTATGTGAGTTAGCTGCCGTTGACCATGCAAGAGCAAGAAAAGAATTTGATAAATACAAGGAGGGAGAGTATGACAGAAATAGGGAGAAGTTCAGAGTTATTAAAAAAAGCAAGTGAACTTGTTAATGGTGACAGACAGGTAGATTATGGAGACAAATTAATTAACCATGTCAACATAGCAAACCTATGGTCAGCATACATTAATATTAATATAAGTCCACATGATGTAGCAGTTATGATGTGCTTACTAAAGATAGCTAGACTAAAGCAAGGATCGCGTACAGAAGATACATACCTGGATGCATCAGCCTACATGGCAATAGCTCGTGAGATAGGAGAACGAGTAGAGGAATTACATAAGCAACAATTGGAGAGAGATAGTGGCAAGGATAATAAAGAACACAGAGATTAAGAATTTAAAACTTAATCAAGAACAAATACTATGGGTTTATTGCGGACTAGATTGTAACTTAACAACTGAAATCTGGGATAAACTTTCCCCACAATTAGATAACAATACAAAAAATACATACGAGTTTGAACGTAACTGTTTAGGGCCAGCCATATCTATGGTGTTGCGTGGGTTACGTGTAGATGAGAGGGCAGTTACCATGATACGTGCCCCCTTACAAAAGAAAAGATTAAAGCTAGAAAGAATGCTTAATCTATTTGCTAATGCAGTATGGGATAAGGACTTGAATCATAATAGTCCTGTTCAATTAAAAGCTATGCTGTATGAATACCTTAATCTTCCTATAGAAATTAAATACATCAAAGGTAAACAAAAAATTTCCACAGATCGCGAAGCTTTAGAACATATGATTGAGGAGTATCCTCGTGCTCGTCCGTTCTGTAAAACTATTATTGCATTACGTGATATAGATAAACAACTATCAGTACTAAAATCTAAAAGAGATTCTGACGGACGTATACGTTGTTCTTATAATGTGGCAGGCACAGAGACAGGACGTTGGTCATCATCAGAAAGTCCTTGGGGCACAGGAACAAACTTACAAAATATTACAAAGGACTTGCGGGCTATGTTCATACCAGACAGAGGACGTACCATGTTCTATGCTGACTTACAAGCAGCAGAATCCAGGGCAACAGCCTATCTCTCAGGTGATGAAGGTTATATCAACGCAGTTGAATCATCAGACTTACATACTGAAGTAGCTAAAATGGTTTGGCCTAACATGGGTTGGACTGAAGATCAAGAACAAAACAGAACACTAGCTGAACAACCTTACTTCGGAAACTTTTCTTATCGTGATGTATGTAAACGAGCAGGTCATGGTACTAACTATGGGGCGTCTGCTAATACAGTTGCACGTCACACTAAAATTAAAGTAGCACATGCTACACGATTTCAAATGTTATATTTTGGTGGTATCGTTCCTCTTGCTTCATTAGAACGTTGGCACAAACAAGATAAACGTGGTGGCTTTGATGAGTTGTTAGAAATGGGAGAGATAATTGGTGACATACAAAAGTTAGTCAGAGTAAAGGGGGCATTCCCTGGTATACGAACTTGGCATGATGAAGTTATAAAAGAATTACAAACAACAGGTAATCTTATTACACCCTTTGGTAGACGCAGACAATTCTGGGGTAGGTTAGATGATGAACACTACGCAAGAAAAGCTATAGCTTATTTACCTCAGTCTACTATTGGTGACTTATTAAATCTAGGATTATATAAAGTATGGCAAGAGTTATTTCAAGAAGGAGTAGAAATATTAGGGCAAGTACATGATGCAGTTTTAGGTCAATGTCCTAATGATAAAGTTGATGAGTTAATACCTAAAGTAATTAAGTGTTTAGAAAATCCTGTTGAAGTAAAAGGAAGACAGATGGTGATACCTTCTGACGCAGAGGTAGGAGATTCCTGGAAAAATTTAAAGAAGTGGAGGGGCAATGCGTAAGAACACAGACTTTATTAATTCTTGTTTAGACATAACTAAAGGCACACCTATCCCAGATAAATTTTCTAGATGGAGTGCCATATCTGCTGTAGCAGGAGCACTCGGTCGTAAGTGTTGGTTCTCTATGGTTAACTATGATATCCGTCCTAATATATTTGTAGTACTAATTGCACCACCAGGAAGAAACAAATCTGTTTCCTTAATTCTGCCATTTTCAAAAGTGTTTTCTAAATTAACTACACCTGTTGGTACTAATGAAGATCATGAAGAATTTAATAGTGGTCTAATTAAATATGGTTTAAAAAATTATCCATTACATTTTATTCAAGATAGAATTACTCCAGAAAAATTAGCAGTTGAAATGCAAAAGGTATCTAGATTAGACTTGCGTGTTGGTTCGATTAATGAAATGTTTTATGATTCATCATTGACTTTAGTTACATCTGAGTTTGGTACATTCATGAATAGAACTTCACAATACTTACAAATGTTTTTAACTGACATGTGGGATAGTAAAGAATCTTACAGTCACCAAATCAAAACAGGTTCATCACAATTTATTAAAGGCCCATGTTTAAACTGGATAGCTTGTGCTACACCTACACAATTTGTGGATAACTTACCAGAGGATGCAGCATCACAAGGATTATTATCTAGGATGTTACCTATATATCATGAGGGTACACAGATACCACAAAGTTTATATAATAATAAAATTGATGAAGACAAGATAGAAAATTTAAGACATGACCTCAGCATGATTGCTAGAATGTATGGGGAATTTACTGTTGATCCAGAGGCAAAGGATTTAATTGAAAAAGATTTTAAAGAATATATAGAACCAGTACCTACTAATCCTAATATGGTAGAATATAATCAACGTAGAGTATCACATTTTCTTAAGATAGCTATGTCCATAAGTGCTAGTCGTAGAGGGACTAGAGTAATTACTTGGAATGATTGGCTAAGAACTAAAGAGATTATGTTTGATATGGAGGATGATATGCCTAAAGCATTAGAAGGTTTTGGTATGAGTAAGACAGGTAAGATTGCTCATAATATGAAAGAATGGTTGGAGACTACTGTGTTTAATAATAACCGCTCTCACGTGCGTTTAAAGCTGTTTAAACGGCAATTATTGACCAAGATTATGTCACCGGGAGAGATCCCACAGTACATCCAAGCAATGGAAGACTCGGGTTATATCCGTGTTGAATCTGAATTGGTATTCCTATGCAGAAAAGACGCAATATAATACGAGGTCTACGATGGGCCAAAGCCCTCGATGAACGCCCAGGATTCATCTCCTCTCCAAGAATCAAGGGTATTCAGAGGGCTGGTCTCATCTATGAAAACCGCATAGCTAATTATATGAAAGCTTTATATGGAAAGGATGTACTGCATGGGCAATGGTATCAGTTTGAAGATAGGCGTGGGCTAGGATGGTGTCAACCTGACATTATAATACTGCCCAATCGCAACCGTAAATTTCTCCTGGTTATAGAGTGTAAACTAAAAGCTACAAGAAAAGCATGGGTTCAATTGAATTATTTATATCGCCCTATATTAGAAAGACTTTATCCACAGATTGAGGTACGTTTGGTACAAGTGGTAAAGAATTTAAACAAGAATTTAAAATTAGATTTGGTAGATACACTAGACGAAGTCTTTTGTCAAGAGACAAAGTTTAGTTATTCGACATTATTTTTACGCAACTTGAGTTGATATGTATGGACAAGAGAATTAGATTATGATATACTACAACTTTCACACACAACAAAGGAACTACAATGATAACAAAACCAACAACTGACCTCGCTCGAGACGATTTATTGACTGAGTTTGGCAAAGAAATATTAAAAGATAGATACATGCTACCTACTGAGAAGTCACCCCAGGAAGCATTAGCTAGAACAGCAGCAGCATTTGCAGACTCAGATGCCCATGCTAAAAGATTATATGATTATGCTTCTAAGTTATGGTTTATGTTTGCTACTCCTGTGTTATCTAATGGTGGTACAGAAAGAGGATTACCTATCAGTTGTTTTTTAAATTATGTACCAGATTCAAGAGAAGGTTTGTCAGAACATTACGCAGAAAATATTTGGCTATCAAGTTCAGGTGGTGGTATCGGTGGATACTGGGGCGACATAAGGTCGCAGGATCAATCAACAAGTAAAGGAAATAAAACAACAGGAGTTATTCCATTCATGCATGTAGTTGATAGTCAAATGGTAGCGTTTAACCAGGGGGCAACAAGACGCGGGAGCTATGCTAGCTACATGGATATATCACACCCAGAAATTATAGAGTTCTCTTCTT